TACCTACTTTGTAATGCCTGACTCTGGATATTATCCATCCGTGTTTGCGTAACCCACATTGCGAAAGGAACTGCTAACTCATCTACAGCAGTATGCTCAGAAACAATGTCCCATACCTTTTCCATCAACTTATTCTGTACATCATTTCGATTTGAGCGCACAAAGAAGTTATTGTGGTACAATCCACCTTTGTCACTAAACCTTAATTCCATGTAGTACCTTATCTGCCTCTTAATCATGTCTACATCTATAGACCTAGTCATAGCCTCTTCATAAACGCTATTTCTTATCCTATGAGTAAACCATATCGGATGATTAGGTGGCTCAGACATTAACCTAACATTTCCATCAATGTAACAGACTAAATCGTATTCCTTTAGATACAAATGAGATAAGAACTTATACCTCCTAGACTCCTTCTGTAAGTCTTTACCGCCTTCCACAAGGTATTTAGTCCATCCATCAGCATTTAGCAGTATATCATCTGTAAAAACGATAAAGTCCCACCCCTCAAACTTAGGAGCAGGACTTAGCTCATCATATTCTCCCAACACAACGGTATATACTACCTTCTTATGTCCCTCCATGTTCTTTCATCATAGAAATTTAAGTTCTTGTCACTACTAGCAAAACCAAATATACATTCGTCTTTCTTAGCAATCATACCAGGGAACCTTTCAGTCAAGTACTTATCCAATGTAAACTTCTGCAATCTGCTCTTTACCTTATCCGTATCCATCCAATAAAACGAACCGCTATAGTGGAAGTCTTGAGGTACATACGGAGGGCAAGGCAATAGCTTACCACACACACCTGCAAATATTTTATTGCCAAGTCTAGGTACATTCTCTAAGTTCTTTCTATACAGGTTAGTAATCCAAATGTCCAAACCTCTCCAGCTTGGTCGTGTAACACCCTTGCAATGACCATAGAATGTCATGCCTCCATCTATTTCTACCAAGGATTCTAGGAAGTGAAAGGCTTCTCCAGTTGTCTGATTATTTTGGACAACTCGATACTCGCAACCTTTTGGCAGCATATCTACAATAGGTGCCAAAGAATAGTCTTGATCTACTGCAATCTTTACAATGCACTTTCCATCAAATACTGACCAATACATCGACAATAGCTGTAAGTTCAACACATGGTAGTGATGTAACTTGCCGTTGTAGTAAATAAAGTAGATTAGATTTTTTCTAGCATTAGAGTCCATGTAGTAGGAGTTAATGGTTTTTCTAACAGCTTATACCCTAGAACATTCCAGAACGCAATCCACTCCTCCTCCTGCTTAATGTTAACATGACCCCACATCTCATCATTCTCAGTAGTATGCGGAGTAGAGCTAAACAATATCACTCTAGGCTCTATAACATCAATCGCATTCTTAATCTCTTGGTCAGTCATGTGTTCTGCAACCTCAATGAACAACATCATCTCTGCTGCCTTTGGTCTAGCAATAACCTTTAACTCGATATACTGCTCCTTGCAGTAGTCTCTGTGGCTCTTGAAAACATCTAGTGCCATAACATTATAACCTTCCATACGCAACACCTCAGAGTAAACCCCTGTGCCACATCCGTAGTCTATTACACTACTAGGCTCAAACTTCTTGCAGTAGTTAGCTACACTCTTAGCTAATGCTACAAATAGCTCATTATTCATCGTTAGGTTCAGAGTTTCAATCTCTGCCTTTAAAAACTCTTCTTCTGTAATCATCGTGTTTATATTTAATTATGGCATTACAGACAATAACCTTATCGTCTGCTCAATTATTTCTTTCTTACTGATCCCTTCCTTAAACTCAAACGTGTAGTCCTTAGCCTTACACCAACAAGTGTATTCATCACTTAAACTCTGAGCTTTAACAGTAATAATACCATCAACTGCATCAAAGTTCTTGTTCAATATCTTGGTCTTCATCTTCTGTATCTTCCATGTCTAGTTCTTCTGTCTCTAATCCCATACCTCTCATATCACTCAACGGCATATAGTTGCTAGGAACCAAGACCTGTGTCTCATCTACCAAAGTACCATATCCTAGTGCCTCACGGATCTCATCCTGACTAAATACCATCGCCTGACGCATCCAATGAATTAACTCCTTCTTATCAGCCTCCAATTCAGGATAAACATCTGTATCAGACATCACAACCAAGGTATTATCTCCATACCATTGACGAGCCATCTTAGTCCACACATCATCCATCTTTCTCAACAATGGCAATACGCAGTTAGTAATAACTCTAGTATCTCCTGCCTCACTATTTGCCAATGTTCCCTGCGGACTCAACAACTGAGATGGATATCCATAGATGTTAGCAACCTGTCTTTCCAAATCTAAGTTAAAGTCCAAGATACCCATGTCAACAGGACTTAAGCCTATCTGCACCCACTTCAAGTCACTTGGTGTTACAACAATGTCTCCTGCATTGTGAGCTCCCATGTGATTCTGTCTAAACGAATCGTTAATCGCCACAGCCTGCTCAGCAGTCAACTCAGCCTGATCTGCATGCTTAGCATTTCCACTAACAATACCACTTGGCCCCATGTTCGCAAACAAAGAACCCTGAGCTACATCTGCATATCGCTTCTGAGAAATTATGTTTACACTACTTCTTAAGGGACTTAATCCCCAGAATGTACTCTCGTAACCTTCCCACTCAGAAACAGGATTAAAGTACTTGAAATGAGCTATCTGACTATTCGGAATAACATTCTGAAAATTATAAGTTATCGCATACCCTGCCAACGGCTGAGTTCTATCTCCCGACATTACAGGCTTAACAGTTGGACTCGGAACACTCCACAACTCAACAGGCTGCGTAGCACGAACACCAACACCAGGTACACTCGCATAAACAATCGCATTCCCTGTAATCAACAAATATCCTGCAACCTCTTCTCTTAACTGTCTTCCAGTACTAGTCGGATTCGGCATATCCATCAATGCCAAGAACGGATGCTGCTCAATCGACTCAAATGCTTTAACCCTCAGCTTCGCCAACTCAGTAGCATTCTCCTTACTCTTTACATACTTTTTCTTAGCAAAGTATTTCTCCGCAAATCGCTTATCCTTAACCCGATACAACATCGGAGTAGCATCAGCACTCTTCTCAACAATCTTAGAAACTACAGACTGCACAACGGGAATAGTCTTGTAAGCCTTGTCAATGTATAAGCTGTCCTTTGCATCGTACGGCATCCATACCCCCTTGATATACTGCCATTGCAAAGCCTGCGGTAAGCCTAGCTCTTTAGTTCTGAATGCCTTGAGAAGATTCATGTATTTTTTTTTATTTGTAAAAGTACAAATTTTACCTAAATAATTTTCCCCTTATCAAAACAAAGCCCTCAGCCTTCTTTTTTACCATCAGCTCAGTCAATCCCCACACCAACGCATCAACCCTATCCGGTGACTTTCCCCTCTCAGGATCAAAACTAATCATCTGATTCTCCAACGCTGGGAACAAACCCACATGATATACCTTGCCCTGCTCATACAACGAATACACAGGCTCAGCCCTCACATACTTACCCTTCGTGGCCGATACCAACTTCACCCTCGTTCCAATCCCCTGACTCTTCAACACCGCCTCAACCATGTCTCCACCCTGGTTCTTCTCCGCCACAATACAATCCGCATTCCACCTGAACGCAGCATCGTTAGCAATCTTGCTCCAATGGTTCGGTGAATACTTTCCACTCAAGTCCTCCAACACATACGCATTCCCATCCTTGTCCTTTCCACATACAATTATTCCTGTCTCATCACTATCCATGTTCGCAGTAATCGCAGGGTCAATGGCAACAACAATCCGATTCATGTTCGGAGCCTCACCCATCCTAGCCTTCATGATTATCTCCCTGTTCCACAACAATCCATCCTTGTCATCCAACCACACACCCAAGAACAAGTGAGCATATCTGTGCGGATTCTCCAACTTCGCCCTCTCAGCAGCCTGCACAAACGAATCACTCAAGTTGTGCTTATTATCTACATACGTTGTATGAATATACGTAGTATCACTCCGCCTCTCCCTAACAAATGCCTTATGAATCCAATGACTCTTGAAACTAGGGTTCATTACCAATATTACCCTGTTCGGCCTATCCTTAGCCCTTATACTCAAATCAATCTTGTCAAACACATCGTGGTCTCCCAATTCCTCAGCCTCATCTAATACCCATGTAGTTACATTGGCAATCGACTTCAAGTTCGCAGTAGCAGTACCATGGTTAGTCTTAATACCCCTGAACAATATCTTTGAGCCAGTCAGCTTATTGATAATCTCAGTCTGCGTAATCTCAAAGTCAGCCTCCTTACCCATCACCTCAATCTTATCTATAAACTCAGGAATAATCGAAATAAACGCAGAAACCAATGTCCATCTGGTAAACAATATCACATGACCCCTCTCATAAGTCAAGTTCAACAGAAACAAAGCCAATGTCCATGATTTTCCACTTCCCCTGCCTCCCGTAATCAAATAGTACCTCGTATCAGGATTCTCGTAAAATAATGGCTTATACTCCTCAAGTAGTTGTATCATCTTTAACTCATCTCGTTTTTTAGCTAATCCCAATTTTCCCCATTTGCCTTTTTGTTCCCATTCCTGTACACTCAGCAACATACCCCCCCCCATTTGGTTTATTGTATTTTCCCCCTTTGGGCTTTTGCCATGGTTCCCGTACACTCACAAGTATACCCTCCCCTTTGCTTATTCGCCTATGCGGGTATGCGTATATATAGCTTTGGTATTCAAGTAGTTATATTTTATTATCCAGGGTGTCCAGGGTATCCGAGTCCAGGTAGTCCAGGGTGTCCAGGGTGTCCAGGGTATCCAGGGATTCGAAATCTTTATACTCGACTTGTTTAGTTAGCCATTGGATCGGGGGAGCTATGCTTTCCCCATTTGTAGTAATGTCTAACTGCTGTTTAGGTAATCCGTATCTATATGAAAGCCAAAGTTTTAACGCT